GTGAAGAGGTGAGTGATCTGGACGTGCTGCGCAACCTGATGCGCGAGACGGCGCACCGCATCACCGCGCTCGAAGGCGACTCGCTCGCCGAAATGTGCGAGCGCTGGGGCGTCGAGCCACCCGCGACGGATGAGCACTGGGCGCCGGGCGAGCTCGAGCCGGTGACGATGGCGGAGTTCTTGGGTGACTGCGAGGACGCGGGCGAGATTGCGTTGATGTGCGGGTCTCAGGGACTGCGCGTCTACAGCCTTGTCGAGAGTCAGGCCATTGGGGGGCACACTTTCCCCGAGCTCGACCCGACGGTGGAGCGAGGATCCACCGGCACGACGCTGTACGGCGGCGTGCTCTACGTCGACGACTCACCGAGGATGCAGCCGTACCTGGCTCGCGGCTACTCCGGCGCGCTCGGCGAGTACCATCGGGCACTGACCGAGCCGCTGGTCTACAAGTCACTGCAATCCATCCGAGAGTTCCTCGTCAACGGCTCGTGGTCACTCGATGTCCCGACCGACGTCGACGACGCTGACAGGGAGCGCGTTGAGGAGGCATGCGCCGCGTGGTGGAAAGCACTGCGCACCATGGACGGAGGCTGGGAACACTACGTCAACGAGGCCGCCACCGCCGCCGTCTTCGGCTTTAGCATCTTCGAGATCGTCTGGCGTGACCCCGTCGACGGGCGCCACCTGCCCCGCAAGATCGCCTTGCGTGAGCCCGACACCGTCGAGCGCTGGCTGATGGACCACCGCATGGATCGCCTCGTCGGCGTGCACTTCAACACCAGCGGTGACGGCTCGCGCACCTACAGGCTGCCCGCTACGGGTGCGCGGTTGACCGACCACCGGGTGCTCTTGAACCGCGTGGGTGGCCAGGGCAACAACTGGGAGGGCATGCCGCCGACCAGGCCCATCAACGCGCTCATCGCCAAGAAGAAGCTGCTCTTGACCATCGAGGCCGCGACCGCCGAACGCTTCGGCGCCCCAGTGCTCACCGTCGTGCCCGACAAAGACCTGCTTGGGCTCGTGCCAGGGCGCGGCATCGACCAGAAAGAGGCCGCCGAGTTCTTCCGCGCCATCCTGTACATGCAGGCGCAGGACACCCCCGCGATGAGGCTGCCTTACGGACTCACGCTCGCGTACGTCGGCCCAGGCGGCACCATCCCCGAGTTTCGTGACCAACTCGAGTACATCGACTCTCAGATTATGCTGGCGTTCAGCAACCAGGGCGCACTGCTCGGCCAGCAGTCCGTGCACGGGTCTTACGCGCTCGCCGAGGTCCAGGACAACGACCTGTTGCGCAGCGCTCCGTATTACGCTCGGTCCATCACCCGGTCGCTCAACGAGCTCATCAAGCGATCGATGCGCGACGAGTGGGGCCTCGACCTCGCGGACCACCCGAAAGTCGTCTGGAGGATGCCAGGCGTGCAAGACGCATCCCGCCAAATCGACGACATGATCAAATTTTTCGCCGCCATCGACACGTTGCCCCCCGCCGCGCAAGCCAAAGGGCTCGAGGTACTCGGGCTGCCTCCCGACACGATGGAGGCCACCGATGCGGCTGAAGACCAAGAGCAATCCGCTGAAGCTGGCAAGCTCGAGGGCGAACCCTGAGTCGTCGCGCTAAATCCTGGTACGAGGAGCACGGGGTCTCGTTCGCACCACCGCAAGGCGCGCAGGACAGCGCTCAGCGCGCGCTCGATGTGCGCGCCGAAAAGCCAGTGAGCCAACGCGGTATGGAGGCGACGGGGATCGCCCGAGCTCGCGACGTGTCCAATGGCCGCGACATGTCGCCGGAGGTCATCGACGAGATGGCTGCGTGGTTCGAGCGCCACGAGATCGACAAGCAGGGCGAGACCTGGAGAGACCAAGGCAAGGGCTGGCAAGCGTGGAACGGCTGGGGCGGGGACGCTGGGCGCACGTGGGCCAACAAGGTCCAGCGCCAGATGGATCGCCTCGACGCAGAAGCCAAGCAGCGCGCGATGTCTGAAGCTACGCAGACAGTCTTTGGCCCTGACATGAGACTCGCCGAACTCGGAGAGGGAGACAGGCGCTGGATCCACATTTTCGCGTGGGGTCCGGTCAAACACCCCGAGGGCAAGTTCGTCGTCGACCGCGACTTCGCGGATTCGATGCTCGAGTCGTTCGAAAAGCTCGCGGCCCACGGTTACCGACCGCCCGTGCTCGAAGAGCATCGAGCGAACGGGCAAGCGCGCGGGCTCATCCACGGCCTGGAGGTGCGCGAGAGCGGCATCTGGGCCGATGTCGAGACGAGTGCTGGCGTCGCCGCCGAGATCGACCGGGGCGAGCGCCCGCACGTCTCGCCCGCGTTCTTCCCAAAGTTCAAGCACCCACACACGGGCGAGGAACTCACGAACGTCCTGCGCGAGTTGTCGTTCGTGAGCATCCCGCACCTGAAGAACCTCACCCCGCTAGGACTCGGGCACTACCGCCTGGGCGAGCACGGATTCATCCACCAGTCACTCCCGGAGGAGACGATGACGACCGCACGACAGGCCACCCCGGGGGTGGTCGAGAACGAAGAGCACGACGGCGAGAAGTCCATGATGCAGAAGCTCATGGAGAAGGGCGAGGCGATGGAGAACAAGCTCGGCGCCATGGAGTCCATGGAGAAGCGCATGAAGCAACTCGAGGAGTCCATGACGCCGAAGGGCAACGCAGATCACGACGACGACGACAAGGAGATGAAGGACAAGCGCATGTCCGAGTCAAACGCGCGACTCGCCGAACAGGTCGACGTGCTGACCGCAGAACTCGCAGACATGAAGGTCCGCGCTGACGTGGCAACTCGTCTGGGCGAGGTCGACGATGCCACCATGGTCGCGCTGACCGAAGCGCACGCCGCCGCCCCTGCGGCGTACGAGCTCACCGTGTCAGCCCTCGCGAAGGCTCGCGACGCCGCGCGCGTCGACCTCTCAGAACGCGGTTCAGCCGGGATCACTGGCTCTATGGTTGCTTCTAAGTCGATTGGTTTCGAGGAAGCATGCGTCAAACTCAACGAGCAAGGCCGTCTGCCGAAGCACAAGCACTTTGGCAGGCTCATGGAGATCACTGGACTCGGCGCGCAAGACCTCGATGAGCGTTGGGACGAAGACACCTACAAGCGGATCGTCGGCTGACGGTCGACCCTCGCACCACCACCCAATAAGGAGGACATCATGTCTCAAGCCAACACCGAGGGCTACGTGGTCTCGGCGGGGCAGACCGTGGCGATTCGTCAGGTCGTGCGCCTCGTCTCGGGCACCCTTGCGCCCGTCACTGCCGCGACGCAATTGCCCATTGGCGTCGCCGAAGACTCTGGAACCGAAGGGCTGCGCGTTGCCGTGCGCCTCGACGGTCGCCTTCTTGCGCGCATCGACGCGTCTGGAGGAGCCATCGAGGCAGGCACTCAGTTGATGGGTGCCACTGGCGGCGTCCTCGTTCCGTTCGTATCAGGTGGCTCCAACATCGCGATCGCGAAGCTGCTCGAGCCCGTCGCCAACAACTTCTCCGGCTCGGCTCTGGTGCTCTTCTACCAGTCGCCGTCGAGCTGACACCCCACTACTTGAAGGAGGTTGACCAATGGCTGTCAACGCATTCGACATTGGGTCCATCCCCTCCGCGCTCATGCGGCGCATTCACGAGGGGCTACAGACCGACGAAGTTGCCGAAGCCGAGAGCATCTGCACGCTCAGGGCCGATGCCACCACCCGCAACGGGACCATCCCACTGCTCACCAGCGCCACCCTACTGGCGAGGACGGAGAATGCAGGGCTCGCCCCCTTGGAGGCCGCCAAGTCGCATGGCGGCTCGATGGGCACCGTGAAATATGAGGTCAAAGCGTACGTCGGCGTCGACCTCGTCTCCGACGAAGAGCGCGCGGACATGGCGTATTTCTCGGAAGACGCGATCGCCATCCACATGCGCCAGGCCAGGCGCAACGCGAACGCCAGCATCGATCAGAAGTTGGAAGAGGTGCTGCTGAGCACCACAGACAACAACATTTTCAACTGCCTCGCAGCAGGCGACGGGAACGGCGCTTGGAACACTGCGTCGTCGACTCCCCTCGACGACGTGCAACAGGCCTCAGATACATTCGCCCCGGACGCGAACACCATCGTCTTAGGGCGAAGCGTCTACAACGCGCTCGTGCGCAACGACGACATTATCGCCGAGACCAGCCAGTTCGCGGGGTCCGGGCAACTCAACTACACCGCGCTCGAGGCGCTGTTCCGAGCGAAGATCCCGAACCTCGAGCACTTCTTCATCTTCGACAAGAAGATCAACAGAGCTCCCTTGGATGCTCCCGGCGACTCGGGCGCTCCGAACGCGCCCAGCGTTGTCTTCGATCGCCTGTTCCGAAACGGATTCTGGCTCGGCATGAAGGAGGACATCCTGCTCATCAAGCCGAGCGGCGAGGGTCTGGAGGACCAAGCAGAAGTCACGCGCAAGGACGAAATCCGCGCGCACCGCATCCAGTACACGCGCTACATCGACATCATCCGTCCTTTCCAGGAGATGGGCGTCACCTTCACGAACGTCATCGCGTGACGAGTCACGCATCACAGCCTGAAGTGCATCGACGGGATGCTGAGCACAATGCCCTGCCGGTTCGACTCCGGCACACAGGCGTACCTGTACACTTGAGCAGTCACGAAGGAGACGTGCTATGAGGACGCTCATCTACACCCGCAAGGGGCACATCAAAGACGAGGACGGCATCCCTGTGCCTGCTTTTACACCTTTCGCCTGTTCTATGAGATACGCCGCAAAGCGCACCGCAGGCAGGCGCCACCTCATGGACCTGGAGGACTACCGGCATCATGTGCTCGAGCGGTGGACCGAGCGAGACTTGCGAGGTTTTGCGCTGGCCAAGGACGCTGAGCGAGGAGAAGAAGCGTACGAGTGGCTCGAGCGATCTCTGGACGACGTCCGGGCATTCTTGCTCGACGTATCCGAGCCGAATCAAACTGAGGAACTCGGCGTCTCCACTGAGCATGTGAGCCACGAGCAGACTTCAGACCCTGCTTCTGCAGACGACAAGCCCGAGTCCGCGACGCAGGTGCGTCGACGACGCCGCAGCAGCAAGGGGTAAGCCATGCCGGGCACATTCAACGTCACGATCGAAGAGGTCGTCGCGCAGCTCCCCAGCGACGCGCGGGACATCTGCGCCGATACGGTGCCGCTGTCGACGGGGGACGTCGCTCGCATCATCGAGGACGCAGACGCCGAGACCTGCGGCATATTTGGCATGGTGGGGGCGGACGCGTCTCAGGCGACTGACCAGGTCGCGCTCGCGCAAGGTCGAGCGATGATCAAGGCGTACGCCGTCGCCGAGTGCCTGAAAATCATGGGCTACGCGGGCGCCATCTACGCCGCGCATCGCCAAAAGTACGAGGACCTGCGCGACCAGTACCGTGACCGCCCGCAGTTACTCGCCTCCACCACCCCGCAGTTCGATTCCAATATCGATCCCAATGGCGAGCGCGAGCAGCGGCGCGACCAGGGCCGGACCTTCCGCACCGGGTACGTCTGGTGAGCCTGCCTCGTCTTCGATTCGAGCGTGGCCCCGAGCAAGCCATCAAGATGTTGCGCGGGATGCGCGAGCGCGCGAGGCTCTGGGAGCGCACCGCGCCGAGGCTGCACCGCTTCTTGCTCCGGCGAGCTGAGGAACTCTTCCGAACCGAGGGCGCCTCCGAAGGCGCGCGGTGGCCGGGGTATGGCGGGGAGCCCAGGTGGGCTGCGTACAAAGAATCGCTCGACGTGCCGCTCACAAGACTGCGCTGGGAGGGGGGCAAGGAGCGCCTGTACCCATCACTCACGCGCGCTCAGCACCCGGAGCACGTCTTCCGAAGGACGGCCAAGGGCATCTCGTTTGGCACGCGCGTTCCCTACGCTTCGCGCCTGCACCAAGGCGGCGAGAAGAACCCGTTCGGCGAGCGAATCCCGGCGAGGCCGCTGCTCGTCACCGGCAAGAAGACGACGGGCAAGCTGGGGAGGATGATCCTCATGCACGTCGTCCAAGACGACTCAACCTCGGCGCCCTGGACGGACTGAGTGCCCGACATCGACATCGGGCGAGCTCGACGACTCGCCATCGACCGCATCCGCACCGTGCTGCGCCACGATATGTTCGCCACCCAGGTGCAAGCCGACGCGACATTCTTCGGGATCCAGAAGCAGCCCGCGCCGCTGCCCCGGCACGTCTTCGCGACCGACCCCGACCCCCGCGTCGTCGAGGACGTGCAGCGCAATACAGGAGTCGCGCTCTATGTCTGGCCGGAGTCCCCGCGCACCGTGCGGCGGCGAAAGTCCGCGGGCGTCACCCGGCACACCGCCGACAGCGTCATGCAGGTCGGCGTGGTGTGCATCTACCGCCAGGCGATGCAGGTGCCGCCCGATGACCCTGACGGCCTCCCGCTCGACGCCGACGAGTTGATGCGCCTTCGCGGCGAGGCCTACGCGGCGTCCATCGTCGAGATCGTCACGACCTACGCGGCCGACTCGGCGGGAGAGGCCATCCACGAGCTCACGTTCGAGCGCGATGACGCGACCCCCATCTACGTCGGCGAGCGCGCTCTGTTCGGGGTCGCCCAGGCGACCTTCACGGTGCGCCAAGAGGTCTCCATCCCGAATCGTCTCGCGCTCCCCTGACCCCATGCACGGAGGACCCCCATGCCCAATCAACTGAGCGCAGACCGCATCAAGGTCCTCTCGGCGCTCGAGACCACCTACGGCACCGACGCCGTCGAGGCGCTCTTCACCGATCCTACAGCCGATCTCATTTACAACGAGCTCGCCACCCCGCTCGTAGACCCCGAGCGCCAAATCGTCGAGTTCGACCGCGCCCGGGGCTCGCAATCTGGCAACGCGCACCGCACGGTCGAGGTGCAGTCCACGGTCTCGACGACCATCCCGTTGACGGGGCTTCGCGGGAACACGGCGACGGACTCGGTGCCCACGTGGGAGGCGTTCGCGCGCTCCATGGGGCTGCGGGTCACGAATGCGGCGAACGGCACGCGCACCTACGCGCCTGGCACGACCCAGCAGGGTTCGCTCACGTTCTACCAGTGGCACCGCCAGCTCGCCTCGGACGAGTGGCGCCTCGTGTACTCCACCGGAGTGCGGGGCTCCGGTGAAATCGTCTTCGCCATCGACGAGGAGACCGTCATCAACTTCAGTGGCACTGGGCTCTACCAGGGTGTGTTCTCTCCCAGGACCCAGTTTTTCTCGCCTACGACCGGCGCGGCGGCCCTGCTCAAGGACCGCACGACGGCCGTCACTGCGCGCACCACGGGGGACGAGTTCGACGCCAAGGAAGACCCAATCCTCGGGCGATGCATGACTGTGACCGTCAACGGCATCGTCTTCCCGATCACCGCGCTCAGCCTGAACCTGAACTGGACGCTTGCGCTCGTGCGCACGCTCAACGCGTGCAACGGGGTCTCCGAGGTCCTCCTGACCCGCCCGTCCGTGGGCTCGCGCATCGGCGGTTCGTTCAGCCTGCTCGACGGCGAAGACGCTTTCGATGAGATGATGGCACGGTACGAGGACGGCGCCGAGGTCGGGCTCGAGGTCGAGGCGACCAGCCGAGACGGGTCGAGCGGCGCGTCGAGGCTCAGCCTGTCCGCGCCGAACCTGCAGATTGGCCGGGTGCCGGCGCCGGGCAACTCCGACGGATTGGTGTCCTTCGACGTGCCGTTCTTCCTCAACGGTGACTTCACAAACCCTCTCGTCGACAACGACTTCGCGATGACGCTCGACTTCGTGCCGTGATCTACCGTGCGCTGCATACAACGCTGCACGGCGTTGGGCCGCGCACCACCGACGACGCGCTTGAGCTCACTCTGTCGGCAGGGATCGACCTGACCGACCGCAGCGGCACGGGCGAGGAGCCTCCTGGTGCTGCGCTTGAAGGCCTGCTGCGCTGGGCATCCCGCCATACCGAGCGCATCGAGTGGCCAAGCGCAGGCGACGGCGAGCCAGACGCCATCAACGACCCGACGCCCTCAGAGCTCGACGCAGCGCTGATGCCCGCCGAGCTCGTCGATTACTCATTCGCGCTCGTCGATGCGGTCTCGCTGCCCGAGGACGTCGCCGAGGCTGCCGCGACCCACTTCGGGATCGCGGCAGCGAGCGGGTGCACGTGCCGCGTGTGTCGAGGCGAGTGGGCGCACGAGAGGCGTCGAGACGCAGGGTGCCTGTTCAAAGACACCCCGGACTTCCTGTGGGGTCTGCTCGGGCAGTGGTGGCCGGTCAGTGAGGAGCCCGTGGGCGCAAAGCCCTATGCCTTCTACCAACTGCGATCGCTGTGGCAGGCCGCTCGAGGCAAGGCCCACGTCCAGCGAGAGCACGCCAAGCAGCGCAAGTCCTCCATCGAAGCCAAGCTCAAAGCGAGAGGCCTCCTATGACCGTCCGACGACCGAACGTGCGCACGCGGGTCTTCTGCGAAGTGCCCCTAGGCTTCGGCATGATCGCCCAGATGAGCAAGCCCAAAGCGACCGCGCAGCAGGACCTGCGCAACCGAGCTCCGACGTTCATCGACACGTTCGTGCGCTTCGCCAAGGCCGCCCAACAGGCCGAATCCCTCAATGAGGTGAAGGTCGTCAGCGCCACCATGCCCACCAAGGAAATCCGCGCGGTCGCCCGATTCCTTCGCGACCACACCACGGGGCTACTCGGCTACGTCGAGGAGGACGGCACCCCGGTGGCCTGGAGGTGCATGAATGACGCGGAGCGCCTCGACTTCTACGACGAGCTCGGCTCCGACGGCTTGATGAGCGCCTACGGCCACTACCTCGGCAAGACCATCAGCGCGTCGAACCCAGACTTTGGCCGGGCTGAAGAAGAGTAAGTCGCCCCAGTGACGACCCAAGAAGAAGTCACGATTGTCCTCGACGTCGAGGACATCCAGGCGCTCAAAGCTCTGGCCGAGGCCGTGCGCGGCGTCGACAAGTTCGGCGAGGAGGTCGACGACGTGGGCAAGAAGACCGAGCGCGCCTCGAAGCGCACCGGGCTCCTGTCAAAGTCACTCGGTGGCCCGCTCAAGGCGGGCCTCACCATTGCCGCGTCCCAGGCCGTCGCCCTCGCAGGCGCGCTGGCCGGGGTGCTGGCGGTGGGCAAGCAACTCGTCGACGCATTTCAAGAGCAGGACGTCGTCAACCGTCAACTCGAAGACTCGCTCTCGAGAGCAGGGGTCCAGGCAGATGAGTTGGGCGGTAGGTTTGACGAGCTCTCGGCGCTGATCTCCCGCTTCGCCAACTCCACAAATTTCGGTGACGAGGACATCTCGCGCGGTCTGGCCACCTTCATCGACCTGACCGGACAGGCGACGGTCGCCCAAGATGAACTGTCGGTCATTCTTGGCATCGCCGCGCGCCGAAACGTCGACACGCAGGCGGCCAGCGAGCTCTACGCCAAGGCGCTCAAGGGCGAGGTGGAGTCGCTCAAAAACCTCACGCCGCTCACCAAAACGCAAGCCGAGGAGCTTAACAAGCTCACCGACCAGTCCGAGAAGACCCAGCGTGTCCAAGCACTGCTCTCTGCGCAGTTCAAAGGTCTCGCCGAGGACATCGACCCTACGTTCCGCTCGATCAAGAACCTCTCGGATGTCGCGGGCGACCTCCAACAGGCGTTCGGCCAAGTCATCGTGCAGTCCGGCGCGATACCCGCCGTGCTCGACCCGGTCATCGGCGCACTGCGCGAGGTGGAGCAAGGCACGTTCGACTCGTCGAAGCAGCTGCAGCTGCTCGTGCTCAACGGGTTCTTGAGAGGCGCTGAGGCCGTCGGGTCCTTCACACAGTTCCTGCTCGACAACCGCCAGGCGATTGTCTTCGTGGTCCAGGCGCTGCGCGTCGGCGTGCGGGTCTTCGAGGCCATCAACAACGTCATCGGGCTCGTGAGGCGGGCTATCTTCACATTGGTCGAGACGGCGTTCGTCGGGCTCATCAGTGCAGTTGAGGGCCTGCTCAATGGAGTCGCTGGCGCAGCAGAAGCTCTTGGAGACGACGGGCTTGCTCGCGAGATTCGTGGGGTCGCAAAGGAGGCTGGAGGCTTCGCTGACGTCATCGCCGAAGACGTACGCAAAAACGTCCAGGGTCTCAAAGATGATGCGGCTGGAGTGCTCGACCCGCTGGCCGAAGTGCCGGACGTGCTCGACGAGTCGAGGGCGCTCATCGAAAAGACGGAAGCCGGACTCAAGCGAATCCAAGGCACCACCAACGAAGTGGTGGCAAACCTCAAAGCTCAAACCAAAGAGATCGAAAAAGGCAACGGTGCTCGACGAGCACCGCGATCTGCCCCCGTGCGCGCCACAGGCGAAGTTGCCAACGACGCAGGCAAGAAATCGCTCACCGAGCAAGAGCGCGCACAAATCGCCCTCAACGCAGCACTCGAGCGTGCGGCGGGACTGAGGCTTGAGTCGCTCGACCTGTTGGATGAGCACAAGCGCGCAGTGCTCGAAGCTGAGGCGAAAGAGATCGAGATTCTCGCGCGCACCGAGGAGGGCGCGCAGCGCGAACTCGCGCTGCGCGAAAACCAGGTCGCCCTCGGCGAGCGCTTGGCTGATATCGACGAGCGCCGTCGCGAGGCCGCCGAAGCGCTCACGCAAGAGCAGGTCGCGCAACTCGAAGCCACGCGCGCCGCGCTCTCCGGGCTCTCGAACCTGGGCAGCGCGTCATCGGCCATCAACGACATCGCGGCTGCGGTGGGCGCGGTGGGCGAGGCGACGATCCTCGCGAAGCAGGCGCAGCTTGACCAGACCAAGGCAGCGAGTGCGCAGGTCGCTGCAATCAACGCGAGCGTCACAGGCATAGCGGCGCTGACCTCGGCAACCATCAAAGGCGATCGCGACCAGTCGCGCATCAAAGCCATCGTCAACGGCGCTGCCGCCGCTGCCGCGTTCGCCGGGTATGCCGCTTCGTCGTTCACGGCTGCCCCGCTCCTGCAAGCATCCATTGGGTTCACCTCGGCGGCCGCGTCGTATGCGACCGCCGCAGGCACAAGCGCGCCGTCTTCTCTAGGAGGTGGCGGTGGGGGTGGCTCGTCCTCTGGTCAAGCACAGGGCGCGACACAAATCCCCGACGTGCAGCGCGCAGCCGACATCAACGCTCAAGCCATTGCCGAGGCGTTGAGCGAGCAGGGTGCAGGCGACACCATCATCATCCTCGACCAGCGCGGGGCGTTCCTCGCATCAGACTCCCCGGCATTCGACCGCGTGGTCGCAGACAGCGCCTCTCGAGGTCTGCGCTCTCAAGGCATCGACATTGACACCATCAATGCAAGGAGGCGCGGCAGGTGAAAGCGCCTAGCCTCAATACCAAACGCGAGATCTTCTTGTATCCGGTGCTGCGCACCGACAGCCAAGACCAGCTTTTTGTATCCGAGGTGGGCGGGGTCTCGACGTTTGTGAACCTTCCGGCTGGGACGTACTACGCGCATCGAGACAGCACCCTCGGCTTCCAGGGCTATCCCTCGCTCTTCCTTGCGCTTGAGTCCGCCATGAACGCGGCGCTCACCGGCACCTACACCATCAGTGCTGCGACACCCACCGAGTCCTCGGCCTGGGAGAACCTGGGCATCCAAATCACCGCCACAGGGGTCACCTCGTTTTCAATCACCGACTTCGCCGACGAGCAGCCCCTCCCGTCGATCGCTCAGTTGCTCGGGTGCCCGCAGGACACGGCGGTGAACTCCGTAGGCACCGTATGGACGTCGCCGCGCACGCGGGCAGGCAAGTGGGTCAGCAACATGGAGCGCACCGAGGCATTGGGTTTTCCTGAGTCCGTCATCAGATTCTCGACGGGTCGCACCGAACGCCAAGACGCCTACGCCGTAGATTACGGCGAGCGACTCACTCGCCGGTTCGTCTACGAGTTCGAGTCAGCCGCGGTCGTGTTCGAGCAGCGCGCTACGCGCCAGAGCTACGCCGCCGCGTCCGCGCTCGCCACCGGTGACGTCCACAACGCATTCGAGTCTTTGTGGAGGCGCATGAGGCGGCTCGACGAGATCATCGTGGTGTACTTCGAGGAAGGCGAGCCATTCGATCTGGAGGTCGACACGCACGGCCACGAGGTCGTCAAGCTCGACAGCGAGGAGGTCGCGCAGGCATTCGCCTCGGTCGCCGCGCTGCGGCTCAGAGGTCCCGAGACGCACACGCTGACTTTGCCCACGGTCGTCGTGGGGGCGAGCAACTACGTCTTCTAATGGCGTACAAGACCAGCATCATCGGCGTCGTCTTCGAGGGCATCGGCACGAGCACGTCTCGGCCGGACGGCAACGCTTATTTCCTTGGCCATCATGCTCCCCACCCTTCGTCTTTGTACACGTGGATTCCAGCGCTCGAGACGGAGCCCGCTGGCGTGTCGAGCTCCGTCAACCCGTTTACCGGCTCATGGACCACCAGCGCTCAAACGTTTACGCTGTCGGCCTCCGATCGCGTCGCGACGACGCTGATGAGCGACCAGCGCAGGCCGTCACGGTTCATCGGCGCGGCCCTGTCCAAAGACGACACCACTGTCGCAATCGTGAACAGGCTGGGCGTAGGTGTCAACGACGCCAACGACTCGGTGTTCTACATCGCCGACGAAACAGTCCGCGTCTCGACGCACCTCGGCGGCGGGGTCTACACGATCGTCGACCGGGGGCTGTGGTCGTCTCCCATCCAGGCTCACGAGGCCGGGTCTGGAGTATACGACCGACCGCCGTTCTGGCACTTGCGCGTGGCTCGCATCGTCGAGCAGGACGTCGACACGGGGGCCGAGCGCGTCCGCTACCGGGGACTTGTGGAGGACATCGAGCAGGCTGGCCCGACGATCGTCGTGCGCACCCGCCACATCTTGGCCACGCCGCACGCCGTCGAGGTTTACGACGGCGCCGTCAACCCCGCGGGCGGCGTCGTCCCCCGTGGCTACCGCACCCCGCCGACCTCGCTGGCTGCGCCGCCCCAGGGCGTGGCGGCCTCCCCGCCCCGCGCGCCAGGCGGGCGCCCCGCCGG